AATGGTATTTTTACTCCTAATCCAGAATATGATAGTGTATTGAGTATATTTACTGGTATTCAGACAGGTAGTTGGGATGTAGATGGTCCAACTGCACCAACTAACGTTAGTTGGGATCCATCAACAAATCAATTAACACCAACAATAATATTCTCCCCCATTGTTGGAGGAAGTGGAGTTCTTTCTATTGCATCAACTCAAAGTTGCAGCACCCTTGCTAGTCAAATAGATGCTTTAGAAGCAGAGATTACTGGTTTAAGATCTGGTATTGGGACATGGTTTGATGGAGCAAATGCAACCAAGCAGAGAAAACACTCTCAGCAATTAAGAATCTGGTCATATGAAAGAATCAAGATTAGAAATGATGAAGAGCAAGTTGGTATTACTACAGCAATTGATGCAACAGAAGTAGTTGATCCACAGCTTCCAGATTATCCAGGCAGCACTATTGATACAGAGAAGATTACTATTGATAGCACTAATGTCACCATTGACCTTAACTAATAAATACAATCAAGGAGTTTAATAAACATGGCAAAGCAGACACTTAATGTTGGTTCTAGTCCTAATGACGGAACTGGTGATACTCTGAGAGTAGCCAGTATAAAGACCAATGACAATTTTGATGATATCTACAGTACTTTTGGTAATGGCACCACTTTAAGTGGTACAGTTGCAAATGCTACTTATGCAGCAACTGCAGGAATTGCAACTCTTGCACAAGGTCTTTCTGGGGGACCAAACCTCAGTGTTGGCATTGTAACTGCCAATGGATTCATTAGTTCTGGACTTACTACTGCTGTAAGTATTACTTGGTCAGGAACTACTCTTTCTTTTAGTGTTGCTGGTGTTGGCACTGCAACACTGACACTTTCATAAGTGGCACTCTGTCCTTGACTCTGCCTTGTCTCTGCCCTATAATAAAAAGGTAGTCAACACAACACCAATGGGTTACAGTAGAGAAGACTTCATTGTTGATAATGAAGATGAAGAATGGATTACAAGGTGTGTTGTTGATCCTCTGAAAAGAGTATTTTATCTATATTCTAATGAGGGCGATGAAAAGGTTGTGGACTGTGATACAGTAGAGCAGTTCATGAATGTTCTTGAGGTCATTCGTGCAGTGATGCCTGAAGATATTGTACACTATGCTAACCCATTCTGATAAGTATGAGACCTGAAACAAGGAAGTCAATGGAGATGTTATTCTCCGCCAAGTGGAATCTCCCAAAGGCCGCAAAACATTGTGGTTTAAGTCTCAAAGAGATGAAGATTACATTCAATGAGTATTGTAATTTCCATCCACCCACATATATCTTAAACAACGAAGATCAACTCAGTTTCTTCTGAGTTTTTATGGGACGGTGGTGGAATTGGTATACACAACAGACTTAAAATCTGTCGGGCATTGCCCTTAAGGGTTCAAGTCCCTTTCGTCCTACTTGGAGTATTGTACTCTAAATAACCAAAAGTACGGAACCACTATGAAATACCGTATTGATACCAAGTATGTTTGGTATAATCAAGGAACTGAAATTGTTCTTATGTATTTCATAAATCAAGTTCCTTTTACTTTTGATGATGTTCCAGATAGTTATCAATATGATTTTGAAATAATTAAACTAGCAGATAAGGAAAGAAGATTTAATACTGATGACCTGTATAAGTCATCCTTTTACTTAATTGAGGAACAATGCCATCCAATGCTGTTTGATCTAGAACTAGAAAATCCAGAAATGTTGCCTACTGATTAATAAGAGAAATATGAAAATAAATTTATGGTATTGTCAAGAAATGAGTCTTTGGAGATGGACTTTATCTGATTGTTCTAGACCTATTTGTAAACAAGAATCAGGACAGCAACCAGACCTTAGAGATGCTATGAATGATATTGCAAATACTGTAGAGTACTTGCTAAGTAAGAAAAATGTGGTATAATATAAAAGGTGATACTGAACCAAATCCCTTCCGTGTGCTTTAAGACCTCCCAAGAAATTGGGGGGTCTTTTAGTAGATAAATAAAAACAAGTAGAATCTCTGTGCGAGTAAGATGCCATTAAGCAGATTGGATAATTTCCTGAAGAATGTTCGTGGAAATATCATTTATGTTGATCCAAATAGTTTAGATGCAACTGATAATATCACTAATCAGGGAAACTCAATGGCTCGTCCATTCAAGACGATCCAGAGAGCATTAATAGAGGCATCTAGATTCTCTTATCAAAGAGGATTTGATAATGATAGATTTGAAAAAACTACTATCATGCTTGCTCCTGGTGAGCACTTGATAGACAACAGACCTGGATGGATTCCAGATGAATCAACATTTAAATTGCGAGATGGCACAACTACGACAGACTTTTCGCAGTTTGATTCATTCACAGATTTTGATATTGCCAACACCAACAATGCTCTTTACAAACTGAACAGTATTCGTGGTGGCGTTATTGTCCCTAGAGGCGTTTCTATTGTAGGTCAAGATCTTCGTAAGTGTAAGATTAGACCTCTTTATGTTCCAAACCCAGTAAATGATGATATTGAAAGAGCTTCTATCTTTAAGATTACTGGTGGAACATATTTCTATAGTTTCACTATTTTGGATGCAGACCAAAATAGCAATATCTATAAGGATTACACTACAACAAAATTTGCACCAACATTCTCTCACCACAAACTCACTGCTTTTGAGTATGTTGATGGTGTAAATGTTGTCAAAATCAATGATCAGTTCATAGTAAATTACTCTACAAATAGAACTGATCTTGATATGTATTATGAAAAGGTTGGTATTGCATATGGACCTTCTTCTGGAAGACCAATCACTCCAGATTATCCTGCAACTGGTGTAGATATTCAGGCAAAGGTTGATGAATATCGTATTGTTGGTCCTGTAAGTGGAAGTGTTGGTATCAGCAGCATTCAGGCAGGTGATGGTGTAACTGCATCATCTGTTGTTACAGCATATCTCTCTGCTGGAATTTCTGGTTTGAATGCAGATACAGTAGTACAGATCAATGATGTCACTGATACTGACTACAATGGAACATATAAGGTAACTGAGATTGTATCTATCAATACTGATGGCGAAGTCACTGCATTTAGATACGAAATTCCTACTGTTCCTGCAGATGCTTCGCCATCAGCAACTGGTGCAAACGTTGTTCTGAGTACTGATACAGTTTCTGGTGCATCTCCTTATATCTTCAATGTATCAATGAGATCTGTCTATGGTCTCTGTGGTATGCACGCAGATGGATCCAAAGCAGCAGGATTCAAGTCAATGGTTGTTGCGCAGTTTACTGGTATCAGCCTTCAGATTGATGATGATGCATTTGTCAAATATAATACCACTAGTGGAAGTTATGATGATTCCACAACTGTTGACAATATTCATAGTGATCCACTAGCAAGATATAAACCATCATATAGAAACTTCCATATCAAAGCATCAAATAATGCTTTTATTCAGTTAGTTTCTATCTTTGCTATTGGATTCTCAGATCAATTTGTTGTTGAGAGTGGTGGTGATTTTTCAATCACCAACTCCAACTCAAACTTTGGACAAACAGCACTGAGATCTGATGGATTTAGAGAAAATGCATTCTCTCAAGATGATGTTGGTTACATCACCAATATTATCCCACCAGAAAAGAATCAGTCTACACCAATTAATGTTGAGTATGGTGCAATTGACATTTCAACAACAGTTGGTGTTGGATCAACCAGCAGATTGTATCTTTATAATCAAACAAATGAAGATGCTAAACCCCCATCAGTCATTCAGGGGTATAGAATTGGTGCAAAGGTTGATGATAGATTAAATGTATTGATTGTAAGAGGTGGCACCAATACACCATATGGTGCTAGAATTGTAATGCCTGATACTCATAAGAGTGCAAATCAGGTAACCTCTGTCAAAGTAGCAAAAGTAGGAAGAAATGTAGGAACAGGAAATAGCATTACTTCAAACATACTGACATTTGCCCAAGACCATAGTTTCTTAAATGGAGAGACTATCAGAATTCTTAGTGACAATACAAGAATTCCTGATGGATTGAACAACAATACAGTATATTATGCTATTACTAATGGATTAAATGCAAATCAAATCAAAATTGCAAAGACTCTCAATGATGCAATTTCTGGCAATGCAATTGCAATCAATAAGCTTGGTGGCACTTTAACTGTTGAAAGTAGAGTAAGTGATAAAATTTCTGGTGATATTGGTCACCCAATTCAGTATGATTCTGCTGCAAATCAATGGTATGTAACAGTAGGCACAGCATCATCAGATAATAGTCTGTATCCAGTCTTAGTAAGTCTTGGAACAACTACTCTTGGAGATGCAACATCAAGAACTTTCATTACAAGAACACCAGATCCAAGATCTTCAGATGAAAGAATTTATAAATTTAGATATGTAATCCCTGCAGCATCTGGAATTGCTACTGCAAGAGCACCTAAAACCAGTTTTGTTATCCAAGAATCAAATAAAGTAATTGGTGATTCTGACACAGAAGTTGCACTTCCATATAATCCATCATCTGTGTCTATGAGCAATGAGTCACAGATAAGAAACTTCAAGTTCATTGCTGATGCAAAGTATTCATCTGGATCTGTTACTTTCTTCACAGAGAAAGCACATAAACTCTCCATTGGTTCTACAGTAGAGATTGATAATGTAACCAGTACAAATAACCCAACTGGAATTGCTCAATCTGGATACAATGGACTCTTTAGAGTTACTGGTATTACAAGTTCTAGAGGATTTACAATATCTGGGGTTTCAACTGACCCAGGAACATTTACAAATAATACATCAAGCAGAACAACAAGTCTCCCTACATTCAAGCGTAAAAAATTAAATAATGATTATTACATTCAGAATGTAGAGCAGATTCAGGATTATGTGAATGGTGAGCAGGATGGAATTTACTATCTGACAATTCTCAATTCTTCCAACATTCCTCCAGTAGCACCATTTACTGATCCATATTATTCTTTCTCACAACCAATTAAGAATCTTTACCCTCAATACGATAAGGATAACCCAACTTCTGATCCAGAGGCAGCAATCTCATTTGCTATTCCCAATGGCGATAAACTTGGTGAAGTAGATATTAATGATGCAAGAGATAGTGTTACTAGAGAAACTCTTGAAAAGTTCTATGATGAAGTTGGTGTTGGAATTACTGATGTAGTGACCAATGCTGTTGGAACTGCATTAACAATTCACACAGATAGAGATCATGGTCTGAATCGTATCACAGCAGTAAGCATTACAAATGCTGGTGCTGGTTATGGTAATGGAACTGGTGGTGTAGAGAATCTGTATAATGCAACTCTCTCTGGTTCCATCTTGGGAAGAAGTGCTACTGCTAGAATTACTGTTAATGCATCTGGAAGCATTACTGCTGTCAAGATCATGGATGGTGGATCCAAGTATGTTGTTGGTGAAACTTTGAATGTTGTTGGTACAGCAACTACAACTGGATTCTCACAAGGAACAGTTGCTGTCACAGGAATCTATAATAATGTATCTGATACTTTAAGAGTATCTGGTATAAGGTCAGATACTTATCAGGAATATAATCAACTCTATAATATTACTGCAGTCCCATCTAGCAAAACAATCACAGTTTCTCCTGTAGATCTTATCAGTGGAATCAATACAAATGGAATTGGTGCAGTTGTAACAGCAAATGCATTTGCATATGTAACTGGTAAAACCTTAGGAATTAGTACATTTGTTTATGACAATGTAAGTGGACTTGCAACTGTTACTACAAATCAAGCACATGGTCTTAGAGCTAATAATGCAGTAAGAATTGGTGGTGCAACATCTGAATTCTATAACAATGAGTTCATTGTAACAAACAATGTTGGACTTACAACATTTGTCATTAATGTTGGTATAAGCACTTTATCACCTGCAACTACTGGTA